ATAAATAATAGCATCGTCACACTCTGTTGAATCACCAGACGGGTAAAACCACCAGATTTCGCCAAACCGCGGAACCTTGTTAGCATAGACTTTTTGACGTTGTGCGTAGTTTAAATTGTCAAAGAAATAATTTTGATTAAAATTGTTCTTTATTTCTTTAACTACACCGTTGTAAAGCAAAAATCGATCAGTACCACACCAATAATAGATGCCATCATACTCAATGACAGATTGGCTGGATAAGATAGATGATTGGCTAGAAATAATGTCATAGCGCCAATATAACGTACTTGCGCCTATAGTTGTAGGTGCATATGATACGCGAATAAGAGAATCTAGTGCCCAAAATAACCCTGATGGCGCATTAGAACCTCCACGCACAGGAAGACCCTTAACAATCTTGGTTGATGATACATTGGTTTCATTAGCATCTGCGCTATTCCAGTCATATGGGTTACCTGCAGAGCAGTTTTTAATCAGCCCATTGTCGCCATACACAAAAACATACGGGTGCAATACAACCACGCCGCCAGCAACTTCAATAGTGTCATTGGTTGGCGTTGAGCCAGAAGAGTCTACAAGAGGCGATAATGTAAGTCCAAAAATGTCGCCTGCAAGAACTGGTGACAAGGCTGTTGCGTCAATTTGTGCTAAGTTTTGCCCGGCATGCGCTATTAACAACTGATCGCCAGAACCTTGTGAGTCAAAACTTGAATCAAACTGCCACAGGTTTAAATCATTTGCTGTGAAAGTTGTGATTGTAGCAACTTTAATTGAGAATCCAGAACCTGCGCCGCCAAGATTGGTGTTTGACGCGCTCAATGTATTACCAATGACATAGTTATTACCATAACTTGTAAGCGTCACAGAGGTCACGGCGCCACCAGATACAACAATAGTGGCTTTTGCACCAGAACCAGAACCGCCAGTTAATGGTACAGCCGTATAAGTGGCATTTACATAACCAGAGCCGCCAACAAGTGTGTTTAGTGTTAAGGCTCTTCCTGTAAAAGTAAACTGATTAACACCAGCCCCAATGCCTAAGTTGTCAATATTGATAACTTCAAGACCGTCGTCGTAGCCATTAAAAACTTGATTATTGCCATCAACTGAGTTAACATATATACCACGAGAATAGCCATGCGTGTCCTCAGTAATGGCTCTATACCCACCTATCTTGCGAGGACGACCGCGCTGAAACCTTACCCATTTGCCGTCAGTATAGAAGCTAATGTCAAATATGGTGCCATCCCGCTGAATGCCGGGTTGAGTGTCAAGAGCAAAAACTTTTTTGGTCATCAGAAAGTTCCGCCAGCAACACCACCAGTAAAGTTACCTGTACCCACAATGGCAAGTCCAGTTGCAGATAATGTTGACCTCAATACACCAAGAATCGTGTGGTTAAACTCACCCGAGGCTGCACGGTAAATACCTGTTGTTGTTTCTGAAGCAAAATTTAAAGCCGGTGCACCAACTGAGCCGTTATTCAAACTTATAGTTGTGGCGCCAGCAAGAACTGTGTTTGCATTGTACAGGTTAACTGAGTCACAAACCAATGTAGCTTGACTGCCTGTTGTCAATACTGCGGTGGCTCCAGAACCTGTGGTTATTGTAACTGTATAGGCATTGGTTGTCGCATTCACAATGTAATAGACCTGCACAGTTGAAGGCACTACAATTGTTACATTACCTGTTAAAGCGCCTGTGTATTTTTGAATGACATTGGATGCTTCAGATGCAGATAAAGTATATGTGCCTGTAAGTACCGCTTTGGAAAGTTGAGTAAACGCAAACTGCGTTGATTTACCTAGACCAACTGTGTAAAACGTAGTGCCAGAACAAACAATAATGCATGAATCAGTAGGCTGAAGAATAATGGAAGTAGAGCCATTTATGGTGTCGCCACTAGAACCTGCAACTGTTAATGCGCCTGACCCACTGTTTCGCAAAAACATAAACCAATTATCACCAAGCGTAGACGCAAGGGTTAGTGTTAAATTTCCAGCACCGCCAGTCCATACATAGGTATTTGAGCGATCTGCAGCAAGCGCTGTATAACTAGACGAAAATGTTGTAACTGGTTGACTTTGATTAAGCGTTTGACCAATGGCCAATAACCCATAGCCTGCCAATGTTGCGGCATCAGCGCCAGAAGAACCAATGCCATAGGCAATAATGCCCCAAGTACCTGCCGTGGTTGCATTGGTTGTGATATAAACATATTGAGCTTCACCTGCAACCACTGTGGCAATAGTGCTTGTGCCGGCGTAGTTTTTAACTGTTAAAGTGACTGCACCAACATTTCGAATTAATGCATCTTGACCAACCGATGCTTGATTGGCAGGTGGCATCCACAGTTCATTTGCAGTTGAACTGGTTGATACTTCCATAATGCGAGCAGCGTATACATCAGTGCCATCACCGTCAAATGGCCAAAAAAGCTGTGTGTCACTGGTAAGTGACAAACTAGCATATGAAACGTCTGTAGGTTGTATTACATTGCCAGTAAACGGGCTGTTGTATGTTGTCATGTATCAAGTACCGTTGTTTGACGGTCTCCAATTCTGATTACGTCTTCGGCTTTCAATGTTGACACAATTTGCTGATATTGAGCTTGCCACAGTGGTAGCCGTTCGTCATTCTTAAGGAAGGGCATTGCTTGTAAGAGTGAGCCATACAGCAATGCTTGCGGTGCGTAGATAGTAAACCAGTTGGTTTGGTTGGTGCTATCTAAAGGTTGTACACGTTCGTAGTAAAGAATCTCAAACGTGTAATTTGCAGCCGGTGTAGGCGCTACCAGCCAATGAGTGTAGTCATAGTCACAATAGTATAAAGGCAAGCCAGTATTAGTGCTGGTTGGCCAGTATTCGCGTAAGTACTCATACTTGCGCAAGTTAATAGGCGTTCTAACACCGCCAGACGTTACATTCATCGATACAGTCTTGTGCCAGCGTACAGGCTTATCAAGCACCGGATTGCCTATAGTCATTGCGCTTGTTGCAACGTTTAAGTTACCTAAAAACTTTAAGTCTGCTGCAAGCGTTTGCTCACACAGCATGATGAACCTAGGGATTTGCGTAAGCGTGGCAGTATCTGTACGCTCCAAATACTGCTGTATGTCTGTGACTAGGCTATCATATGTCATTACCGATGCAGTAGTCATACGGTGGCGCCCTTTATGCTAACACGATTATATGTCAAAACATTGAATTTATGCATAAGCACGAGTACCAGCTTTGTCAATTATTAAAGCTTGCTTGCGTGGGATGCCAGCAGGGGTGTTAGGAATTGACACATGTGTCCAACGATCAAACTCTCGAATCACTTGGTCATACCCTATGCCCGATACAATAATGGCTTTAACTACTTCGTCAGGGGTAACCCCCGGCACTCTCAAATCGGC